ATAGACGTTATGATCGAAGACATAAATTCCAAACTAAATACAAACGAATAGGTATTTTAATATTTACTTAAAGAAATGTCAGCAGAAGACTCGACAGCAGAAGATCCGATATGGCATCCTCAACAAGAAAAAATCTTGAAAGAATGGTCAGAAATAGGTAGTAGTTATCGTTACCTACACGACAAAGCATTTCAGCAATATTCCGCTCAAAATTTAAGATTCGCATTACCTGTGATTATCATCAGCACTATTACTGGTACCGCTAATTTCGCACAAGGTACTTTCCCAGAGGCATGGCAGCCTTATGTACCATTGGGGATTGGTACATTAAATTTAGCCGCCGGATTAATTACCACGATTGCTCAGTTCTTGCGTGTAAGTGAATTACTGGAAGGTCACAGAGCTGCTAGTATCTCTTATAGCAAATTTAGCAGAGATATCTCTGTGGAATTGTCATTACCGGTCAAGGAACGTCAAGGTAATGGTCGTGATTTTGTAGTCAAATGTCGCAATGAATTGGATAGGTTAATTGAACAAAGTCCCAATATTCCTCAGAAGATCGTGGGTAGCTTCTCGAAGAGATTCCTGGATGCTGCTTTTGTGAAACCAGACATTTTGGATATCAGAGCCGTGGAAGTGTATGTGCCAAACGAAGATGAGGAGCATGAAAGGTTGACGAAGTTTGCAGAAGTAGAAATGCAACGTCGCAAATCGATTATTAAGGAAGCAGAAGATAAAAAGAATGCTATTATAGCAGAATACTCAACAGCTAGGAAAAAGACTAAAGCCCAAAAGAAAAAAGGTATATCACACATCCAGAATTCTATGGATAAGTTGATTTCTAATTTGGGTGGTAGTACATTGGGACACCCATTGCAATTATCTGATTCTTCTACTTCCATAGAATCCGACACTATCGTTGTTGATGTAGAAAACCACGAGGTTGGGGAAATTGTAGAAGAAAATAATGATACTAATAAAGATGACTAATGAATTAGCAGAAAAAGATGTAATTGAAGGTTTTGAACTATGTGATTCCCCTCAGTGGTTGATGTGGATATTGTTAAGTATTGGTGTTATTGGGTTAATATTAGTAACAATATATTTGTTTGTCGGTCAAAAAGGTAAGAAAAAATCACGTAAAAAATAACCACAACATGTAATTTTATATTCTGATACTGAAATGGAATATAAAATTATGTTATATTAATTAAAATGGCAAAGTCTATTAAAGTAAATCCGAATATTTTGGAATGTAATGATTTTACTGTTGATAAACTCAAAAAACTCGTTGTACCCCAGGGGTGTTTTTGTTATCCTGGGAAAAAGTGTAATAAAGTGTTAAACAGTGGTAAAAGAGTCGTTCCGGGTGGTATTAATTGTAATATTGAACTAGATGATTTAGTTCAATTTAGTTTGGCAGATAAAAAACTTTATTTTTCGACTAGTAGAATAGCTGTCATAGTAGTGAGATCACATAGGAAAGAAGACAAAAGCGAAAAAATGATTAACCAGGGCTCAACATATCCCCTACACTTCACATATCTTAATAGGAGTGTGGTGAGAAAAGCACCAAGCGTGTCGAGTAGAAAAGTGTCAAAAAAGAAAAGAAAGATTTCCAGAAAACCAGTTTCCAGTGGTAATAAAATTACATCCGAAATAGCCCAACTCGATGTTAAATTTATATATAGTTTGTTTGTAAAAGGTTACACACCACTCTTAATCTTTGAAGACGGAGAAGCATGGATGCCTTTCATGGAAAGAGCTCAAATAATTAATGCAGCACTTCATAAAAAACATGAAGATAAACTATGTGGATTACCCATGAACGCTGCTTTTGTGAGTGAGTACAAAAAAGAGGAAGATACTGACGAAGAAGAGATTTTAAATGAAATCAAAGATATTGAAGCTATATTAAAAGGAAAACCTGTAGTGCCTAATTATGATGTAGATCCGCTTGGAGAAAAAGGATTAAAAGAGATAGCATCGACTGAAGAGCAACTTTTAGGAGGAGATCCAGCAAACGCAATGTCGTTGTTGTATCGAGATAGTGAGATAGCCAAAGAATTAGGTCAACCGGGATACAAACCCTACATTCCGGGAACAAACAATGATCTTAGAACTTATGATGAATATAAACAAATTAATGCGTCTTGGAAATCTGGATTTTCCAAAGGTTTGGGTGGTGAGGGTCTTTGGGCGGAAGAAAATTTAGTAAACACTGCTTCGAATTTAACCGGTATTGCTCCTATCTTGTTTGATTCTGGTTTATTTTCCAACGTCAACCGTCATGCTGATCCATGCGAAACGGGTCTGGTAAGTTTGAGTAGAATTATATCATCAAATGTTGAATACCGGAATCCAGTAAACCCGGACCACGTATTGAAATTTACACTCTTGAATTACACGGGTGGTCATTATAATGGTATTCTGTTCAAATATCGCACTGGTAATGATTCCATGGAAGACACCGCAAGTGATGATGAGCTTAGGTGGAGAAGTGTAGTGAATGATTTCAAAAGCCTTCCCGATTCAGTAAAACAAACTATATTTATGAACTTTTTCATAATTCCAATGAAAGACAAAAGTAAAATTAAGACGATGGGGGTAGTGTACCAGACCTTTAACAAAGATGATTTTGATGAAGACGGTAATTATACCGGGGTGATGTTTTCAGAATTTGATCCATCTAGTGTTGATGGTATATTAGAAGTTATAAAAGGGTTGGGTATCGATCAAGATGAACTGGAAACAGCTGGGATCACACCACAGGAATGGCTTGATGTAGTAGTAGCTAAAATAGACGGATTACAGACTAAATTAAAAATAGTATCAAATGCTGTCTCGAGTCAAAAAGAGTTGAATGCTGCCCAGGCCGCGTTGAGTAAAATGTCAAAAGTAAAAACTAAAACTGGTAGAATACCACGAGTGGCTCCCAGAAATACGCTTACCCAAGCAACGCGAAAAGCTAAATTGGAATCCGATATAGCCATGCTGTCTCGTAAATTAACAGGGCTTCAATTACAAGAAGATGAAGAGCATACCTATCACGGTAAAGGCATTGTTGGTTCTTTAGTAACCGATCTCGGAGCCGACAAGATTTTCCGTATTTTAGATACTATCCCAGGGCATATGAGTATCCGGGGTGTTAATGACAAGATTTACATTGCTCCTAGATTGGCTTGGATGCATTTATCTGATTTAGTAGAAAGCCGGGGCGAACTTGCTAGAAATAGTAGGTTAGTGGAAGTAGCTCAAAATGAACCAGAAGTACTACAAGATATTAAAGATCTGTTAGAGGAAGTCAATGTTCGAGCATGCCCACTTGCCCGAAATCGATTTAGCAACATCAGAGCCGATGCGGATGACTCATCTGTGACAATCAAAACTTTAGCAACCGAATTTTATGAAAATATAATTTTGAATCGTATTGCGGATCAGGAAGGTATCGATGACAGTAGTGATTGGTTCAATGAAGCTATGGAATTTTGGTGTAATATGAGTGATTATGAGCGAATCAAATATTACATGGAATATATTTTCGAAGCTTCTAGTTATCCCCAAGAGGTAGTTTACGAAGGCGAAAATATGGAAGACATAGACGATAGAATCTATCAGGACTTCATGAGCTGTGGTGATTTGAATGATGATGTTGGTTGGGTAGGTAGGTATCTTAATCAACCAGATTTTTACCGTGTTCAATATTCCCCCGGTGATGGTAATTGCTTTTTTTGGAGTTTAGCTCAAGCATTGTATTTTATCCAAGAAAACGAGACCGTAAAAGATGGTAAAAGAGATGTTTGGGAATCCTTAGCACAACAATTGAGATATGATACAGCACAAACGATTACCCGGGAGATGTATGATTCTAAAGTTGAAATTTTAAGTATGTATCAAAACATGAGAGCCGCCCAGTCGCTCCAAAGAAAACTGGGAGTTCTACGTCCCAAGTTAAGAAAAATCAAAGGGAGTAAAGGTGTAGATCCAATCGCGCAACATCGTTTTGACAGTATTGAAAATATATTGGACAACTTGAACGAAACGCGAGCCACAGCTTTTCAACCAATCCTATTTAATAGATCACTTTTCGTAGCCACTGACCCGAGTGATATTATTGATAGGAAAGCTCCTAAAGGTATGAGAGTTATCAAATATTATGATCAGGGAATTAGAAAAAACATCAGAGCTAGCCATAAGGTTTTTGAAAATGAGAGTAGACTTCTTGCGAGTTTATCAGAGAAAGCCAGCATTGTTGGTGATGAAGATTTTGGTTGTTTCGGGTTAATGTCTCCAGCATTAGTAGATACATTGGGAGTGGTATTTGAAGAAAGTAGTGACGAAGAGGAAAGTGATGAATTCGAACTTTGTAGTTCCGCCGGGGATGAAGATCAGTGTGGAGAATTATCATTAGCAGGTAGCCCGTGTTACTGGGACTTTGAAGAAGAAACCTGTAACTCTTATGAATGAAGTGTAAACAATCAAAATGAATTTTAAAATTTGTAATTTCAAATAAAATGAGTGATACCCAAAATTTCGATAATACACATGAAAGTGATAATAGTGATTTTGAACATAAAGCTCCTCGTAGGAGAGCGACAACCCCTCCGAGGAAGCGAAGGCGGCTCAATAAGACAGAATCAACCGAAACCTGCTCAGTAGGGCAGATTTTGTTTGCTATGACGACTGTATTGATTGCTATGAAAGTGTATGAATACTTGTATTTCGTCCATTAAATGTTATTATTTTTGATTATATTTACTTTTGTATACATAATCTATTTATCAGTGTCATCGATACTAGCAGCGTACCAAATTGCCCCGGTAAATGCTATCTTATTGGCGAAATCTCCCAAGTTATAAATTATATTCATTGTTTTGGTGTTTCCTACTAAATATCCAATTGGATAGATAGCCCAGCCCACAGTGACGATCCATTTCATCGCATTGAATGCCAATTTGACTGATTTATCTTTACTTTCTTGTTCAAATTTAGCACCAGTTCCAAAGAAAACTTCATAAACGATGTATCCCCACGCGACCATACCAATTCCAAAGCCAACACTTTTAGGTATTCTACCTGTTTCTCCTAAAAATCCAAAGAGTATCATAATCACCGACGCGCCTAATAAAGTAGCCAAAAGTGATTGAGGTACATCTTGATCAACAGAAAGGACTAGATAAAATTCCATTATTTGTAATGGCACTGTCAAGAACCAATCAATGTAACGATAAGCTACAGGACTTTTCTTTTTCTGAACCCATACACTTCTCATATAAAGATAATGCATACTAGCGATACCCGTGACTAAGGCCGAAGCGGTCATGGGCAACTGCCATTTTTTACTAACACTACCTCTCTCAATCAATAAGAAAGCAGTACTAGCAATCAGAGCTATTGATATAATCCAAAAAGAAATACCCGTGATATCTTTTGCACTTAACTCTTTCATTTATTTTAAAAACTACTAATAAATAATAAAAAATATGGAAGAAAAACTCAAAGAACTAGAAGAAAGGCAAATTCAGATAGAGAAAAAACTAGATACCATACTTGAATTATTACAACCAATAAATCAATCATGCGAGGGTATGAATCAACATATAAACTTTATTGAAGGGGCTTACACAGTTCTACGTAGTCCAATAGATTTGACTTTAAAAGCGTTTCAACCACTGTTTGGTAGTAACAATACATTGCCTGATTTTAGAAAGTCTCAATTAGAAGACAACTAATTTATATCTAAATTAGATATAAATTACGGAATATCTAATGAAGTATCCACAAGTGTAACATATACAATGATTGAACAGCACCCAAAATTAATGTTACAGCTCCTAAGATTGGCCCTGGTTTATTAAGAAGAGCTAGTACGATTAGATAGATACCTATTAACACGTGTGATAAGTGAAGCAACCATCCCGGAACGTCATAAGCATAGTTATCTTTCGGAAACTTAATCCATAACCAACTCTGATATAATATTACTACAGCTCCGAGAGTGATAAGAATTATTTTGGCATAGTGTGGTATCTTTTTACCCTGGGTAAGTGTATAACCCAAATACGCAAGATAAATACCTACAATAATATGAACTAGGTATACCAATATCTTAGGAACGTTATAGTGATATGTTTTTTGATTCATCATGTTTGTCATTTTCTCAACTATTTATTTATATAAATAAATGAAAATAACAGCGTATTTTTTTGATAAGTACACGGGGGAGTCGATATGGATAGCAGCTGTGTTATGGCCGTTGTTTTTTATCCCTTTTTACATGTTTTACCATCAGAAAGACAATGTGAATAAGAATATAGTCTTTCCAATCATCGCTTCGTTAATAATGGCCAGTTTTACTTGTCTAGTCTTTGCCGATAGTTTGATACAATATTTGACATTTTTCCTTGGTGTTGGTCTGCTAGTCTTTGGTAGCATGGCTATGATGAATGAGGATAAAGATAGTCTCATCAATTGGGTCATAGGAACATTCACAACAGTTTTAGCAGCTTTAATCTTGTATTTAATGAGAGTTCACGTCTACAAACGTAAAAGTATACCAACGACGCCTGGTAAAGTAAACACTTTATTAACGGGTGGATCTTTTGTTTGGATTGGAGTCCAAGTGGCTCTTTACGCCTATGTTGCATATGTAATGCTCAAAGACTAAATTTGATTTTATTACGTTGAGAATTGTAATAAAATTAGAATGTCACTAGAACTCGGAAATATTGTTAGAATTTTTCACTTCGA